CGTGTTTTCATACAAAGAAAACAAACCTAACGTTCAACACAGGCGGACCATGGGTCACACGCCGACGCACTATGGGCCCCGGTGCCCTGGGATTCAGAGCTCTCGGTCGCCAAAGAACACTCGCTCTAGGCGAGAGTCGAACAGGTCGGCAGAGGCCTCGAGCAAGCCTCTGGCGGCCACCTCAGAAACTCGGCGAGTAACTGAGGGGTCTTGCACGCTACCAACACAGTAGCTGCCATCTACAAAATGTAGGAAAAAGCTCCTCGACACCCGCGACGGGTTGTCGAAGTCAAGGGGCATAGGAGTAGCCGTCGCTTTGAGTAGCGCAGGCTTCTCAACGCCGCGGGCCGCCTCGTACAACTCATCAGCCTTCAACCCCATCCTGTCGAAGATAGGGGAGGGACCGACCGGAGCAAGCGGGATCTGCGATATCACTACCGTCGCGGTGGCTGCAGACGGGGAAACCAATTGCACAGTGCTCCAAGTAATGACACTAGCCGCGGCGCCGGATAATGCCACTCCGTATGCACAGGAGAAAGACGTAGGACATCCCAAGGCGGAACCACCTGTGCCCACTGGAGCTGCGCTGAAAGACGTGCCATTGGTGATGACAGTAATAAAAGGCACAACCAAGGTGACCGCCGCCGATCCTCCCCTCCAGGTGATAGTGATTATATAATCACCTGCGGGCAACCCAGGGGGCAACGTCAACACATTGCCCGTAAAAGACGCCGTGAAGGTGTTGAAGTCTTCAGGGACCATACCTCCCGATGTGCCGAAGATCAAAGCCTGGGTCACGGTGCCGGCCACCCCCGTCCATTGACCGTAAATGGTGCTCGAGGCTGCAGAATCATCACTGCGCGGAAGCGTAGCAATGCAATCATAAGTGATCCACAACTCCCCAAGGATGGCCCCGGAAGATGTTTGCCCCCCGACCGCCAAGGTAGTGCGACAATGGTCGTAGAGGTGCAGATCGGAACCGGCTGGCAAGGATCCCGTCCGCACAAATTTCTTGGGCAGCACCAAGATGGAAGGGTTGCACTCGATCCAATGGGCAAACGTTTCACTGGGCTTGCGCGCCACAGAAAACTGCGACTGAAACATAGTCTTCTTGGAAGTGAACAACGGCTCTGACACGTCGTATTGGCTACCCAACGCCACGTAGCCCAACCCCGGTGTAGCGGAGTATTCGGAGGCTTCCGACTCGAACACAAACATGGCACCCAACAAAGAGTACTGCTCATAATTCGCAATCGATCGACTAGCCCAAGGGAAAGTCTCGTTCATCCCGGGGTTGACGGGGAACTCCAAATGTGCAAAAGGGGTGCTCGAGGAATACACATCTCCAATGTATTCCCGGTGGGTGAACCTGGTCTCTGACCCGATGTTATGAATGGCCGGTACTTCATTGCACATCTCTCCATCAGAGAACCCTGCAGCCAAAGAATTCGTCTGAGGCAGCACCTGGTCGGCCAAATTGCTCTCTTCATAATCACCCATGCCTGCCACCAAGGGGATAATATGCGGAGCCAACTGCACTGCCGAATCCAACAAACCCCCCCAAAACCCCTCGCCCGTGGCTGGGGCCAAGGCGCCCTCTCCGGGTTTCTCCAAGTCACCCGTCCACGACGTGTCCAACGTCGGAGTAGAACTCTTGACGACTCGGTTGCGCTTGGCCCGCGAGCGGCGCCTTCGCCCTACACGCTTGTGCAAGGTATTGATGCGCCGCGAGATCCGATCCTCACGGCGTGGATACCCCCAGTCTTCCCGCACCACTGGTCCAGCCCGGCGCCGCCGCCTCTCCAATTCCTGAGTAGCTGTCAAGACGGCTTTCTTGGTCTTGTTACTCCGGTTGGGGGCAGGCAAAGGCCGCTGGGCTTGACGCTCGCGCTGGCCCTTGCGGGCTTTGGCGAGGGAGTTTTTGGCCTTCTCACGGTCAACATGGAAGACCACATTCCCCTGAGAATCCAAGACCTTGTCTCCGGGTTTCAACCCGGGGCGCACTGTCTGTTTGTCTTTCACAACCTCCTTTGTAGTCATTATTTTTAGGCCACCCCAGGCACCCGCAGGGGGAAAAGGACCTATGCATAATCTGCACACAACTTGCTGAAGACGGGGCTCCCCTTGACAAGCACTGGTATCGTGTGGATTTTCGCTAACATACAATGGAATTCTTGAATCTCGATTGCCGAGATGTCGTATCTCCGCGCAATCTGGCCATGAATAGAATCGACATCTAATGGCTGTGGGCACAATTGGACACGAATCCTGAAGGGTTTGTGGTGTATGTCGACTTCCGTGTATTCCCCCAAACGCCGCATGAGGCTGACAAAAGGCCCCAAGATAGGGTACTGTTCTGGAATCGGCCCCGGCGATGCAGAGAGTGCGAACAGCGCCTTGCGATAAGCCACCATCACATCCTCGCCGGGGAAAAATGTCTGTGGGACTGCGCAACATCTTGGCCAACTTAAGCACCATGCTTGGTAGCGGAAGCCACCAAGGATTCCCGGATTCTGTGCGCACCCACCAACCTTTTAGAAATGTCAGATCAAAGGGGTCGTCATGCAGCTTCCACTTCAACGCAAAACCCAATCCGGCCGCGCTCTCTTCAGGAGTGGAGAGCCCGATATTCTGGATGGCATGCACACCGGATTTGACGTTCCGCGAAGAATTACCCCACGTAGTTGAACCCAGTCCCGATGACTGCTGTGGTCCAGTAGAGAACTTGATCTTGTAACTGTAATTGGCGCGCGTGACAATCACTCGATACTGGCAATTACGACCCTGACAATCAATGGCGACGACCTCCCTGTCAAACCCCAACTCTTGGACGTCGTCCAAGTCGCCCATCAAGGCTTCTTTACCTTGAGTGCTGTCGTATCGCGAGAAATCCCCTTCGAAAATCAATACCAGCTCAAGTTGGGGAACACGCAGGTATGTAATGTTGTCATCCCCTGCCACCCAGTACCAAGAAATGTCGGACGACAACATGTCCGCGAATCGCGCATTCAAGAACTCCTGAGTATAACCACTGGCAAACAAAAAGATTGTCGGCACGTCAAAGCCCAAGGAATGGGGAACATCATAAACGTGAGCCTCAGACCAGATTTCATGCAAAGCATGGGAGATTGAATGCATCTCTGCTGTACAGTCCGCCAGGAACTCCGGATCTATCTGAATAATAGCCCGCGGCTTTACTCTCAAGGGCTCTGGTTTTCGCAACAGCACCTCATTATGTTTCATCGATATACCACACTTCCACTGCTCGGTCCGCCCATAATCGTCAGCATATTGCATGGCATTCAACAGTCGCTTGCGCTTGATCGGATCCATGTTCTCTATAGCCTCTAAAAAAGTAAACCGGCGCGACGGTCTCACTCCGACAAAAAACAAACCTCGACAAGTCTTATGGAGCTGCTGCCAAAGACTCGCATTTGGCGTAACGCCTGGATCTGCCAAGGTGCGCTGGAGAATGCACGTGTAAGTATTTATAGGGGAAGTAGAAGGCCGGACAAAATAATATTGATGCGCCGTCAAGACAGTGGCGTCAGTATCACATTGTGGCAGAGGGGTAACCTCCTCGTCTTCATGCACCGGAGTTATAATAGGGTAGATAGTGCCAGCTTCTTGATAAACTCCGGGTTGAGATATCTGTTCCATAACATGGCCAGCCGAATCTGGATCTGTGTATGCCTCGCCATTTATCTCCACGTTCAACGTTGCCAACCCGTCGGCGCGAATCAGTGTCGGCACGTAGGAGGCTGAAGTCGACAGCCATTTCGATAACAACGGCACAGGGATCACAAGAGTCTGCCTCACCGCCGGCGAATAGCGCCATAACGCCACCAAGGCCGCCCAAAAATCTAACACGCCGCCTGAAGCTTCAAACCCCCTGGCAAAGGCACGCAGAGCTATATACACAACCATGGTATTCCAACCCAAGTGCACAGCCCAGCGTAGCATAAAGGAGTAAAGCCCAGCAGTCCACAAAGCGTCTTCTCCTGGGGTGGCCAACGAAAATAGACTATGAGCAGCAAAGGAAAACAAAGCCCCTGCTGGGCTACCAGATGCCAATTTGCACAATGGTTCAACTATAGCCGTAGCAACAAAAGCACTCTTTGGAAAAAACGTCCTAGCAAGTTCTTCTACCGTAGCGGGGAGAACAGCGCTGCGCAACCACAAGAAACCAACTGCTCCACCCCCAAGAAGGAAGGGAACCC